TGGTTCTCAAATTAAAGCAATTGCATCTTCACCTGATGCAGGACGTTCTGAAGCCTTATCACTTCTAATATTTGATGAGGCCGCCTTCATTGATGATATTGATGAGATTTGGGTAGCGGCTCAATCTACATTATCAACGGGTGGTAGTTGTATTGCATTATCTACTCCTAATGGTGTGGGTAACTGGTTTCATAAAACTTGGTTAGGTGCAGAAGAAGGTGTAAATCCTTTTAACACAATTAGATTACACTGGACAGTTCACCCTGAAAGAGGACAGGCTTGGAGAGATGAGCAAGAGAAATTATTAGGACAAAAGAAAGCAGCACAAGAGTGTGATTGTGATTTCGTAAGTTCGGGTGATACAGTTATAGACCCAGAATTATTGATGTTTTATAAAGAATCATATTGCCAAGAACCTTTAGAAAAAACTGGATTTGATGGAAACCTTTGGAGATGGGAATACCCAACTGCAAATGGTTCTTATATGGTAATTGCCGATGTGGCCAGAGGTGATGGTTCGGATTATTCCGCAGCTCATGTTATGGATATAACAAGTTGTACTCAAGTAGCAGAATATAAAGGTAAGGTTGATACTAAAGATTTTGGAAACTTTTTAGTTGAATTATCTACACAATATAATGATGCTTTACTTGTAATAGAGAACGCAAATATCGGATGGGCGTGTATTCAACAAGTAATAGATAGACAATATAAAAACTTATTCTATATGAGTAAGGATTTAAAATATGTAGATGTGGAGAATCAAATGAGAAACAAATATCGTGCTGAAGAAAGAGGTATGGTTGCTGGATTCTCAACAACATCTAAGACTAGACCACTAATTGTATCTAAATTGGATGAATATTTTAGAGAAAAATCGGTAACTGTACGTTCTAATCGTTTAATAGATGAATTATTTACTTTTATCTTTATGAATGGTAGAGCTGAAGCAATGAAAGGATATAATGATGATTTGGTGATGGCATTTTGTATTGGGTTGTGGGTTAGGGATACTGCACTTAGATTAAAACAGGAAGGAATAGACCTTACAAAGAGGGCTTTGGGTGGTATATCATCAAACCAACAATATTCTGGGGTATATGGTGGTTCTAATTTAGATGATAATCCTTGGAAGATGAGAATCGGTGATGATTTTGAAGATTTAACTCAATGGTTATAAATTATAGCGTTTTGATATTTTCCGATATTTATTGTATATGTCAAAATAAAAGTAAACCAAAATGATTAAATTAACAAATATCCTAAAAGAAGATGAATATGTAGATAATGCATATTCCAAAGGAGATACACCAACGGATAACCCAATTGATGACTATGATGAATTGGATGTAGAGCAAGAAGATATGGATGATTTTATTCAATATCTTAAATCCTATTCACAATCTTTAGATGAAGCAGGATGTAATTGTGTTTACGAAGCAGAGTATCAAGGTAGAGAGGTTAAATTAGGTAAACCAATGCAGGGTGATGTTAAAAAGTTTAAAGTTTATGTTAAGAACCCAAAAACTGGAAAGGTAGTTAAGGTAAACTTTGGAGATAAAACAATGAGAATTAAAAAGTCTAACCCTGATAGAAGAAAATCTTTCAGAGCAAGACATAATTGTGATAATCCGGGTCCAAGAACAAAAGCAAGATATTGGTCTTGTAGAAAATGGTAAAATAAATTATGGCAGAACAAGAATTAGATGACAGAAGTTTTTTTGGTAGATTAAAGAAATTATTTTCAACAAACGCAGTCGTTACCGTTGATAAAGATGGTAAACGTAAAGTTGTTGATGTAGAAGACCGCCAATCAAACACAAACTTTGTGAATCTTAGAGATAGATACACTAAGTTACAAAGGTCATACTTCGAAACACACCAGGGTGCACAATCTATGGCATATCATCAAGTTCGTAGAGAACTTTTTAGAGATTATGATGCTATGGACCAAGACCCTATTATTTCTTCTGCATTAGATATATATGCTGATGAAAGTACAACTAAGAATGAATATGGTGATGTACTTCAAATTAAATCAACAAACGAAAATGTAAGAGAACTATTGCATAATTTATTCTATGATATAATGAACATAGAATTTAATTTGTGGCCTTGGATTAGAAACTTAGTAAAATATGGTGATGCTTTCTTAGCATTAGAAATTATGCCTGGTAAAGGTATTATTAATGTAATGCCACACTCAACATATAACGTAGAAAGATTAGAAGGTACTGACCCTAACAATCCTGATTATGTAAAATATAAAGTTGAATTGGATAGATTTGGTAAAAAAGAATATGAGCAATATGAAATGGCTCACTTCAGAATGTTATCAGATACAAATTTCCTTCCTTATGGTAAAGCAATGATTGAAGGTGCAAGAAGAATTTGGAAACAATTATCCCTTATGGAAGATGCGATGTTAATCCATCGTATTATGAGAGCACCTGAAAAGAGAGTATTCAAAATTGATATAGGTAACATTCCACCACAAGAAGTGGATAACTATATGCAAAAGATTATCAACAAAATGAAGAAAACTCCATTTGTTGATAAAAATACAGGTGATTACAACTTAAAATATAATATTCAAAATCTTACTGAAGATTTCTTCTTACCTGTTCGTGGTAGTGATAGTGGAACTTCTATTGATAATTTAGCCGGATTAGATTATGCAGCAATTGAGGATATTGATTATTTAAAAAATAAATTATTTGCAGCATTAAGAGTACCAAAAGCTTACTTATCTTATGATGAGAACGTAAATGGTAAAGCAACTCTTGCAGCAGAAGATGTTCGTTTTGCAAGAACTATTGAAAGAATTCAACGTACAGTTGTTAGTGAATTAGCAAAAATTGCAGTAGTTCACTTAGCAGCACAAGGTATTGAGGATTCGGAAATGACAAATTTTGAATTAACTCTTACTAACGCTTCTACGATATATGAGCAAGAAAAGGTTAATTTATGGTCTGAAAAAGTAAGATTAGCATCGGATGCAAAAGCACTTAATATGTTATCATCAGATTGGGCTTATCATAATATCTTTGGATTATCGCAAGATGAAATTGATATTGAAAGAGCAAAAGTAATATTAGACCTTAAAGATAGATTCAGACATACATCTATTGAACAACAAGGACAAGACCCAGCAAACCCACCACAACAACAAAATGTGGAAGAAGAAATCAGTAAATTAAAAACTGAAATTGAATTAAATAGGGGTGTTGGAAGACCAAGAGAAGGAAACACTTATGGTAAAGATAAGCATCCGTATGGTAGAGACCCATTAGGAGATAAGGAGAATCATAAGGAGAGAAAGAGAGATGATAGACAAATAAATACTAACGCTAAAAAGCTTGCACGTGAATATATAAACGGAATTTCATCAAAAAAGACGATTTTAAGTGAAAAATCGGGTATGCTTGATGAAAAAAACTTATTAGATGATACTAAAATTTAATAAAGAAAAATTTGTTTATATTTATATGTGTTAGTTTATAGGGTAGAACAAATATAGGGTAAGTAAATGAAAAAAATTAAACATTCCAAGTTTAAGAACACTGGAGTGTTATTTGAATTATTAGTAAGACAAATAACATTGGAAGTTCTTAATGGAGATAAAACTGAAAACGCTAAAAACATCGTAAAAGAATTCTTTGCGCCAAACACAGAATTAAACAAAGAATTACGTCTTTATGATATATTATTGAAGGAAAAGTATAATTCCGAAACAAAAGCAGATAGATTGGTAGAAACGGTATGTGATGCACATGCTAAATTAAATCAATCAGCACTTTCTAAGGAAAAATTTAACCTTATTAAAGAAATTTCAGAAAAATTTGAAATTGAACAATTCCTATCATCACCTATTTCTAATTATAAAGTTCTAGCATCTATATATAAAGTATTTGAATCTAAGAGAGCTGAAGGATATGATATTAAAGATATTTTTAATTCTAAGATTACCCTAATCGAAAACATTACTTCAAAGCCTGCTCAATTAACTAAACCAACGGAAGATAAAAAGTTAATTGAAACCTATAAACAACAAGACAAAGACCTTAGATTACTTACCTATAAGATTCTAGTAGAAACTTTCAACAAAAAATATACTAATTTAGATGATTCTCAAAAGAATTTGTTGAAAGAATATATAAACAACATCACTAATACTACAAAATTCAAAGATTATGTTGGACAAGAATTACCAAATATAATTTCAGAATTAAGTTCTATTAAATCAAAACTAAAAGATAAAGTTACTCAAATTAAATTATCAGAAACTATTTCCGTTTTAGAAAAAATGAAAATTGGAAAAACTGTATCTGATTCTCAAGTTTCATCAATTATGCTTTCTTATGAGCTAATTAAGGAACTTAAATCTAAAGTAAAATAATGGAAGCAAGAATAAAAGAAGCAATCCGTAAATACGTTAGAGAAAGAAACATTCAAAAAAGTTTGGATGAAATGTCTGTAACAGGAAATGTTGCAGGATATAATACACCAGCTGCATTTGCAAAACCTGGTCAAACTGCAAAAAAGAATAATAGACTAGCTAAAGTAACTGGTGGTACTGTTGTTGATAATTTGGAAGAAGGTGAAAAGGATTGGGCATTGGGAGATATTCCTGCTAGTAAGGATGAAGCATTACCAATGAAACCAACCGCTGCTAAAGATATAGATGGTGGAAAAATAGCAGATATTAGTGGAATGATTTTGGATGAAAATCGTTGGTTAGAATTAAAAAGAGAAGAATCTTCACCAAAAGCAAAAGTTGGTAGAGGAGTTTCTAATATACACAAACAACTTTCTGAAATAGAGAAGTTTGTTAATTGGTATTCTAAAATTAAGAACGAAAACGGACTTAAGAAAGAAGATTACTGGAAAAGAACAAATGCATCTTTATACAAAATCAGAGAAAGGTTAATGGGAATAACTGAAAAACTAAGAACATTGTAATATGCCAGCAGTATCAAAAGCACAACAAAGATTTATGGGTATGGTCCATGCAACTCAAAAAGGTGATATGGAAGCACCATCTAAAGAAGTTGAAAAAGCAGCAGATTCGATGAAAAAATCAGATGCTAAAGATTTTGCATCTACAAAACACAAAGGATTACCTATGCACAAAGAAACAATAACAAAAGCAAGATTGAAAGAACTTGTGAAAGAAGTAATGGTTGAAGAAGCAGAATATCAAGCGTTCTTCAAAAAAGCATTAGAAAAAGCTGGTAAATCTATCAACGCAATGTCCGATGATGAGAAAAAAGCATTTTTTAATAAAATCGATTCCGCTTGGAACGGTAAAGGAGAAAAGAAATAATTATGAAATCGCTTTTAATAGAAACCCAATTATTTGAGGGAAAGCTTAAGGAAGATGATGGTGGTAGAGTCTTAGTTAAAGGCGTTCTACAAAGAGCTGGTGCGGAAAACCAAAATGGTAGAGTATATCCAAAACCAATCTTAGAAAGAGAAGCTAAAAAATATTTAACATTTATTAAAGAACGTAGAGCGTTGGGTGAATTAGACCATCCAGATTCTACTGTAATTAATTTAAAGAACGTATCACACAATATTAAAGAAATTTGGTGGGAAGGTGATGACCTTTGTGGTACAGTTGAAATACTTGGTACACCATCTGGTAATATCTTAAAAGAATTATTAAAAGCTGGTATTCTTTTAGGTATTTCTTCAAGAGGTATGGGTTCAACTAGACCAATGCAAGGAAACAAAGTAGAAGTTCAAGAAGATTTTGAATTGATTGGATGGGATTTTGTTTCTAATCCATCTACACATGGTGCATTTATGGTCCCAATGAATGAATCGGTAAATCCATTGAAAAATATTGGTACTGATGTTTGTGGTGAATACTGTAAGGCACAAGACCTAATGAGAGAAATAATAACTGAAATAGCATAAGATGAGCAAGAATTTTGATATATACAACTACGTTCACAACAACAAATTTAAGTTGAATGTGGAGCAACCTAAAGGTGTAACTAAAGTAGCTAAAGGATACAATGACATCCGTAAAACCGCACTTAGTGAGGTAAAAATTAAGGATGGTAAATTTTCTATTAAAGAGAATTTAGAACAACCTGATAGAAAATTATCTTTAGAAGTTAAAAAGCACTTCTTAGAAATTATATCTACTTACAATACTTTCCAAGACCAAATGAAACGCAATTCAGATATGACTGAAGTTTCAGAAACATTGGGTGCAATTGTTGAAGCTGCAAAAGAATTATCTTTGAGAGAAGCTAATGATTGGTTCGATGCTCAGACTGTAAAAAGAAATATGAGTGAATTGGATAAGTTGGGTAAGCAATTTGATAAATTCTCTGTTGAAGCAAAAGCAATGGATGAAAGATTACATGCTTTATATGAAGATATGGGTCACATCTTAAATCGTTACTATGAAATCTCTGACATCCCAACTGATGTAATGAGAGAAAGACTTGCAATGAAAAAGAAATACTAATATGATTCGTTTAACTGATTTAGCTGGAAATGGTTCTTTCACTATGGGTGGTAAGAAATTTGAATATGGAAAGGTTTATTCTAATCCATTTGCATCTGCATTCAAACCTGTAAATGAAGGGGAAGAGTCAGAAGACCATGAAGTTTCTATGGCACAAAATCAGTTAGATTCTATTATCAAACATGCAACTGAATTAAAACAAAAAATGGGTGAAGAAGAAAAGCAAATTCCTGCTTGGATTCAAGACCACATT